TCACGCTCCAGGCCACGCAGCGCCGCGGCGAGGGCGCCGGCATGCACCGACACGGCGTTGCGCTGCACGAGGTCGCCGAGGCCCAGCGACTCCAGCGAATCGACGAGCACCTCGGGCGGCACCGCCACATCGATCGTGGCCGACAGGTCATGCTTCCAGCTGACCATCCGCCCGTCGACCGGGCTGCGCGTCACCCCCTCGGTGGCCATCGCCTCGACCAGCTCAGCCTCGGCGACCTTCAACGCCTTGTACGCGTCGGTCTTCGCCTGCTTCGCGTCGGCGTCGGCCTGGTGCGCTGCGAGGTAGGCCCGCGTCAACTCTGGGATCGACGGCATCACTTCACCGCCCGTGACCCGCGGGACCGCGCCTCGTCGAGCTGGTCGGCGGACAGACCCAGCACGATCACCAGGTAGTCGTCGAGGTTCGCGGCGTTCGCCTCCACTTCGGCGAGCAGCTGGCGGGCAAGGTCGAGCGCCACCTGGCGGTCGCCGTGCTCGGCGATGCGTTTCAAGTCGGCACGCCACGCCGCGGCGTGCTCAACATTCGACGCGCCCGGGCGCGTCGGCACGAAGATCGCCACGGTCACACCTCCTGCGGGCCGGAATCGGCCACGCTCTCGGCGCCCGCGGAGTCGGCCACGTGCTCGCCGCTGTCGCGGAACGACGTCGCCGCCTGGTAGCCGTCCGTGCGGGCAGCGTTGAGCAGCGGGCCCTCGGCCACGCCGATGTTCTCGATCACGAACTGCGCGACCTTCTTGCCGGACTTGAGCGGCCGCACGTCCAGGGTGAACCGAGTGAGCACCGTCATCCACGACGGCAGGCCCTTCCCCGCCTTCAGCGTCAGGCCCGCGGCCCAGCGCTTCACATGGGCGATGCTGGTCACCGGCACCGACACCACCACGGGGTCGAGCGTAGACTTGAGGACCACGATCACCGCGGCCCGCTCGTTGCACTCCGGCGCCGTGCCGTCGGCGCCGAACTGCGCAGCGGGGCACGTCGCGCACTCACGGACCACGTTGTCCGTGTACTCGCCGGAGCCGGTCTTGCCGTCGTGGGAGCGGCACGTCGGGGCCGCGTCGCCCAGCTCGGAGCCCGGCTCCCACCGGACACGCTGACGGATCGACGTGATCGGCACGCCGACGATCTCGTCGGCCGACTTGCCGAGCTGATCGTGGAGCAGCTCTGGCACGTCGAAGGTGGTGGAGCTCGGGCCGGACATCTGGAAGGTCGGCGTCATGCTGGCCAGGAGGCCGGCCGACACACCGAGGTCGTCCATCGTCGGGATCAGGTCGCCGAGGTCGCCGGGCAGCGCCGGAACGCTGCTCGTCGGGTCGTCGGTCTTCGCTGGGGTGTTGCTCATTGTGTGCCTCCTGGCATTGGTGGGACTTGATGGACTTGATTTCGGCGCCGCAGTCGAGGCACACGGTAACCGTGACCCCGGGGCGCAGCTGGCCTTCGACGGCGATGCCGCCGCCCGGCTCGGAACGTGGGACCCGCGCCGCCCGGCGGTCGGGGTCGAGGCTCACGACGCACTCGGACGACAGGGCGGCGCCGTCGTGCCAGGCCACGTCGAGGGCATCGAGCACCCACGACAGCGACCACATCGGGGGCGGGCTCTCCTCGCGGGCCCGGCGGCGGCGGTCGTAGATCGCCTGGCGGGTCACGCCACGGCGGCGGGCCAGCTCGGCGAGGTTCGTGCCGCGCAGGTCGAGGGCGGCACGGAGCGCGGCGGGCGGGGTGAGCATCTGCTCGTCCGGGTCGGCGCACCACGGCCAGCCCTCGGCGATCAAGCGACCCTGCAACGCCCGGGCATCCTCGGCCGCGCAGTCGGTGCCGGAGAAGGCGCGGTAGGTCCAGCTCATCCGAGCAGCCCTCGCTCGATCTCACGGGCAGCGATGAGCCGGGCCACCATCGTGGCCGCCTTCGACTCGTCCGGCGTGGCACGCACACCGATCAGCGCCACCCGCGCCGACTCCACATCGTCGAGCCGAAACCCGGGGAGCCCGCCGATCAGCTCGTCAGCGACAGCCTGGACCTCGCGGACGTAGGCGGCCACGGCGTCGGGCGAAAAGTACAGGCCCGTCAGCTCCTCCAACTCGCCCGCCAGGTTCGCGTCGCCGATCATCTCATCGTCGTAGTCACCGAGGAGATTTTCGACCTTGCGGCGTGTCTCGCTCTTCCAGCTCATCGTGTGGCCTCCGTCTTCGTCATGGATGAAGCATAGCCGACGACACTTGTCATGACAAGCCTGACGCGCGATCAATCGCGGCGAGCAGCTCCGCCTCCATCGCCGCGGTGATCTCCGCCTGCAGCGCATCGCCGTCGCGCAGCGCCGCCCAGATCGTCCGGTCCACCTCGCCGCCCAGCAGCACCACCGCCACCGGCTCACGCCAGTGCGTCGACTCCGCCGGCCGATCGTTGCGGCCCACCGCCTGGCGCCACAGAGTGAGGCTCGTCGGTAGGTCCACCCACACCGCCAGCTCGGCCTCGACCAGCTCGATGCCCTCCGACGCCGCCGCCACCTGGCACACCACGACGTCGACGCCCTCGGCCGCACGGCCCGCGGCGGACAGCCCCGACTTCGACGCGCCGCTGATCTCGCCGACCGTGAGCCCGAGTCGCTCCGCCTCGACCGTCACCAGATCCATCGTGCGCCGCCACGTGCACCACACGATGACCGGCCACTCGGTGCGCTCGCCCAGCAGCTCGCCGAGCGCCTTGACCTTCGCCGTCCGGTGGTCGGCGTCGTGCTGGCCGTCGGCGACGCCGGATTCGAGGCGATGCACGTGAGTGCGGCGCGCCAGCGCGTTGTCGCCGATCAGCTCCACCCGGCCGTCGGGGCTCGTCCACACGCCGTCGCGCTTCATTGCCGCGGCGTCGCGGGAGTCGGGGCCGATGTCGACGTCGAGCGTCTCCCAGGCCGTGACCGACCAGTCCCGCTCGATGCTGTCGGGCGACACGACGAGCCACGACAACGCCCGCCGCTCGCGCCACCGCTTGGCGTGCTCGTCGGAATGGAACTCGGCGCCGGGGATATCGTGCCCCGCCGCACGGGACGCGCCTTCGTCGCGCCGGAAGTAGCGGGCATGGTGCGGCGACGCCGCCCAGCCGAACACGGTCGGGTCGAGGAGGCGCTGCACGCCGTGGAGCTCCGGTGGGCGCTGCCCCATGGGCGTACCCGACATGCCGATCAGTAGGCCGGGGCTGTCGATAGCGCCGTGCGCGAACGTGCGATTGACGCGGAGATGCGCGCGGGCGCTCGTGGATTTCGCGCGGTGCACCTCGTCGAGGACGACTACCGCGGGGCGCGCCGCCTCGACGACCGCCCACGCACCGTCGCCACACAGCCAGTGGGACAGCACCACATCGACGGACTGCGCCGTGGCCGGCGTCAGGTCGGCGACCTGGGAGCGCATCTCGGCGCGCTGCTCCCGTGACCAGCCACGCGTGACGGCGGCATGCCAGCCCTTCGCCGCGCCGATCGTCGCCTCGGGCCACCAGCGGGCCAGGTTGCGCACCCACCCCGACCACACCGCCAGCGGTAGCACGACGACGAGCTGGCCGCGGTCGGGGTTCGCCGCGCGCCACAGCTTCGCCGCCTCGATACTGAGCCGCGTCTTGCCCGAGCCGAGCGGCATCTCCCAGCCGACACGACGAGCGGGGACGCGTGGCAGGTGCTCAGCGCTGACAATGGTGGAGAGGTCGTCAAGCGCCATGCTCTGGTGTGGCCAAAGTCCGTCAACGCGCGAGGCTTCGAGGATGGTGGGGCGGTGCCACCAGTGGTCCGTCGGGTAATCGTCGACCCGCTCGGCGAAGGCGGCGTCGGTGCGGACACCGAAGCGACCCACCGGCCACGACCAAGCGCCGTCCTTGAGGAGCCTCCCGCCGTGGAGCTTGCCCAGCGCCGGGCCGCAATCCACACGGCGCGGGCCGGGGCGCTGCGGGATGGTCATCGGCGAACTGCTCGGGATGAGTAGCCGTAGATCGCCGCCAGCTTCACGGCGACCCCCGCCTCGGGGCAGTCGCTGAGAGCAGTGCTGAGCGCATTCATCTGCGCGCCCATGAAGGCGGTGGGGAGATCGCTCCACTCGTCTGCACGCTCAGCCTCGGCGATCCAGCCCTCCGGCGTCGTCAGGTCCGGCTCGGGCACGGTCGGCGGGTCGATCTGGTCAGCCGCATAGCCCGGGTCAAGCACATCGGCGCGCCGACGCAGGACAGCGGCCACTCCGTCGGGGTCGTACATAGTGTCGACGAGGCGTGCGCTGAGCCGGAAGCGCTTAGCCGGAAGCGCTCCGCCCTCGACGGCATCTGCATCCTGGCAGTAGTCGTAACGCGATTCCCGTGCGACGATGGCCGCCGCTCGGTGCATCGTCTCGACGATGTTGAGCGCTTCGGCGGCGGTGATGGGTTCGGTATCGTGTGTGCTCATGGAGTCAGCGTAGCCTATTGCGCTTGTCATGACAAGTCCACTTGTCGTGGTAGGCGGAGCGCAGGTTGGCGCCGGACAGGTCGGCGTAGCGCAGGTCGGCGGAGCGCAGGTTGGCGCCGTACAGGTCGGCGGAGCGCAGGTCGGCGCCGTACAGGTCGGCGCCGTACAGGTTGGCGCCGACCAGGTTGGCGCCGTACAGGTTGGCGCTGCGCAGGTTGGCGCCGCTCAGGTCGGCGCTGCGCAGGTCGGCGCGGGACAGGTCGGCGCCGTACAGGTCGGCGCCGCTCAGGTTGGCGCCGCTCAGGTTGGCGCCGACCAGGTTGCCGTCGCGGACCATCCGATGGACGTCCCACACGTCGAGGACCGCAGCCTGGGACACCCGTAGCTTGGTGGCGCCGACGTGAGCCACATCAGCCGCCCGGTAGCCCACGATCTGGCAGACATGCACCGGGCCAGTCGCGGACAGACCCCGCCACCCCAAAGCGATGTGGAGCCCGTGGGAGCACTCGGCGGCGGACGCGTCGGCGTCAATGCGGGGGGTCCAGTTGCCGGGCCACGGCCACCGGAACGACGGGTCATGGTGAGAGCGTCCGTCGGGGCGGACCGATCGGATCCCGAGGGTGACCGGTTCCCCGGCGGCGATGTCGTCGGGGAGTGTGAGGTCGAGGTGCTGGGCGATCTGGCCGATCGCCAGATACCCGGCGAGTGCGGTGGTCATGCCGTCACCTGGAGCATGCGGGTGATGGCCTGGGCGGTGACGGTCGGGTCGGGTGCGGTGGTGTCGTGGCCGGTGAGCGCCCGGAATCGGTCGATGATGCGTTCGGTTTGCTCGACCCGCCCGGCGGCGGCGTAGGCGGCGGCGTCGGCGGCGTAGGTGGCGTAGGTGGCGCGGGCGGCGTAGGCGTCGGCGGTTTGCTCGACCCGCCCGGCGGCGGCGTAGGCGGCGTAGGCGGCGGCGTGGGTGGCGCGGGTGGCGGCGTAGGCGACGACCCGCCCGGCGGCGGCGTTGGCGGCGTAGGCGGCGGCGGCGGTCGGGGTGTCAGCCCACGCCAGGGCGGCGTCGATCGCCGCCTGCACCCGAGGATCGCTGTTCAGGTGGGCGACACGCTGCGCTTCCTCCGCAGCGATCCGCACCATCACCCGACCGTCCGGGTCAGCGTCGGCAGTGCCGACCGTCCGATGTGCCAGCCCGAGCACGATCACCGAGCAGTCGGCA